TGATATTGACAAACTTGATAAGAAAGTAGATAAGATCGAAAATAAGACAGATCAATTATTATATTGGATAATTGGTGGAGCTTTTACAACTATATTAGCTTTAACAGGTCTGTTTAATTTATTCTTAAATTAAGAAAGGTTTACATATGGAAAATAGTTTGTTGGTGCATAAGCATCTTATTGTTCGAGCAGAAATAAATAATCCACCAGTAGATGAGAACTATTTAAAAAGTTGGTTAAACAATTTTATTATGGATATAAATATGAAAGTATTCATGGGTCCATATGTTAAGTATTGTACTATGCCAGGCAATAGGGGAATTACCGCTGTTGCAATTATAGAAACATCACATATAGCCATGCATGTATGGGATGAAGTTAAACCTGCATTAATGCAGTTCGATGTATATAGTTGTGGTGAATTTAATCATGAACAAATATGTAAGAAAATACAACAAGATTTTAATACCTCTAAAATAGAATATAAATATTTAAACAGAGAAACTGGATTAGTTGACATTAATTAATTAGTTATTATATGTATCTCAGGTGCACAATAATGTGGCCTATTAAACTTGCTTAACTAAGGAGGATAATATGACAGCACTCGGTTTAATGAATACTTTTTTTGATGACGCTTTTGATAGTGTCTTCAATAATCTAACTAAAATAAATTCTTTCCCTTTTTACAATGTTGTGAAATACGGCAAAGGTAAATACGGAATGGAATTAGGACTTGCAGGATACAATAAAAAAAATATATCTGTTGAAGTAAAAGACGGAATATTGACTGTATCTGGTCAAGTTAATGATTCTGAAAAAGAATATATTACCAAAGGACTATCTTTTAGAAAGTTTGTAAAACAATTCTCATTAAGAAATGATGTAATTGTTGATGAAGCTGAAATGAAAGATGGAGTACTTACAATTAAATTAGGTTTTAAAGAACCTGAAAAAGTTGAAGGTACTAAAATAAATATTAAATAAATTATTGTGGGGCTTCGGCCCCACATATACAACCATAAAAAAGATGGTTTTTATTACCATTCATAAATGTAATATTTTTTGAATCAATATAAGTAGTAAAATTTTCTCTTATAATTTCACAAAGTTCTATACAGTCTACACCTTTTGGTATTTCTAAACCTTGTAACATTGTTTTTGTTACAGGAATTAAATGCCAAAGGCTGTTATCAAAAATAATTAAATCCATTCTTTTAAATCATCTCCAGTAATTTTGCTTGCAATATTCATTTTACCTATAAGAGCTTTTACTATTTTTTCATCAACAGTTCCTTCTGCGATAATATCAATATAAGTCATTTTTCTAGTTTGACCTGCTCTATTAATTCTAGCTTCTGATTGTATTCTTTTTTCATAATCATAACCATTCGCATAATAAATCATTGTATTAGCACCTGTTAATGTGATACCATACCCACCCGTTTGTGGTGTACCAATTATAAATCTTACAGGACTGTTTGGATCTTGAATTTGTTTAATTGCATTTTGTCTTTCTTCATTTGTTGTATCACCATAATAAGTCACATAAGATTCTTTACCAAAGTTTTTTTCAACAGCATTAACAATGGCATTGATATCATGTCTATAGTGGGCCCAAATGACAGCTTTGTTTTCTACTTCACTAAGTATATCTACTAATGCATCAAGTCTTTCATTCTTAACTTCTTTAATGGTACCATCATCAGCAGTAAAATGACCGCAAGTAATTTGATGAAGTCTCATTAACTGAACCATAGCAGATTGAGTTGTCATTTGTTTTCCATCTAATTCAGCTAAAGCCAACATTTTCATTTGTTGATATATTTTTTTCTGTTCAGGTGTTAATTGAATTACACGTTTAGTATAAGTGTAGTCAGGTAAATCTAAACAATCTTCTTTTAAACAACGATAAGAAAATGGTTCCAGTTTAGAAGATAACTCACCTAGATTTTTATAACCGACTACTATTTGTACTGATCGTCCACCAAAGTTAGCAGATCGCATTACCGCATATCTAGTTCTAAATGCATAATAAGAACCATAATCTAATAAATATGGATCAAGGAACTCACATTGTTTATATAAATCTAATGGTGATTTAGTAACAGGTGAACCTGTTAAAATTCTTCTGTATTTAGCATGCTTACCTAACTCAACAATATTTTTAGTTCTCTTAGCATCTGGATTTTTTATAGTCGTAGATTCATCAATAGCCATTAAAGTATTATGACAACTCATAAATTTAGCTGCAAAGTCTAGACCTTTTTTAGTTGAAAACGCTTCAACGTTCATAACTAATACATGAAGTTTTTCTGTAGACTCAAATAATTTATTTAATTCATTTTGTTGTTTTTGATTAATCATTGCTTTCCATAATATTAAATCTTTCTCAATATGGTCGGCCATATGTACAGGTATTTCGGTGTCATACCAATTTTGGTAAACACCTTTAGGTGCAATAATTAATGCACCATTAATTTTACCTTTGTCATATAACATAGAAATGTTATCAATAAGAACTTTTGATTTACCAGTTCCCATTTCCATAAAGTATGCAAATACTTCTTTATTCCACGACTTTTCTAACGCAGTTATTTGATGCGCATAAGGTTTAGTTTTAAATTTATAATTCATAATAATATTTCCTATTGTCTTTCTATTGACAATCTATATAATAAAAGGTAATTAGTTGTCAAGCGAAAGTAAAAATAATTATGAATGAAAATACAGTTTATGTGATTCAAGAATTACCTGGTACAAGATCTGGTAATCCAAAATTTAATATTATGGGTGCACAAAAATATGGTAAACTTGTCACATTGTTGCCTGAATTTAGCCAAATTATTTTGTCACCTGGTCCATTAATTTTTAAATTAAGAAAACTTTTAAAAAATTATACTGAAAAAGATTATTTGTTATTAACAGGTGATCCAGCTATAATAGGTGTAGCATGTTCTATTGCCGCAGACATAACAGGAGGTAAATATAATCTCTTGAAATGGGACCGACAAGAACATACATACTACCCAGTAGAAATAAATTTATACGAACGAGGAAACATAGATGATGGATGAGATAGAATGGAAGATACAGAATAGACTGTATCGTATGAAAGATAGAAAGCTAGAATTAGAAAATTTTATAAAAGCAACTGAGAAAGATATAAAATTTATGAAAGAATTTAATTTGTTTGAAAGAGATGAAGACATTAAATTTTTAAGTTATATTTTAGGAGTTGTATTTATTTTTATTATACACCTTGACAAGGTTTTTGATTTTTACTATATGAAGTACAGAGCTTTTAATATAATTAAAAGAGCTAAGAAAGAAATACTAACTCTAACAAAGGAGATAAATATATATGAGCAATATAAATTTCGAAGCAGATCAAACTGAGTCGATAACTCAAACTAATGATGCTAAAGCATTATCGGATCAAGTTATTAAACTTAGAGATCTAGAAGATCAAATAAAGATTACAGAAGAATCTTTAAAACAACTTAAACAACAAGCTGAAACTTTATCAGGTGAAGTCATTCCTACAATGATGACTGAAATGAATATTAGTACAATGAAACTAGCAGATGGTTCAGCTATAGAAGTAAAACCAGTTTATGGTGCTTCAATTCCTGTAGAAAAAAAGGAAGAAGCATTCAAATGGCTTCGTGATAACGGCCTGGGTGATCTTATTAAAAATGAGGTTACTGTTTCCTTTGGTCGTAACGAGGATAACAAGGCAGTAGAATATGCTGTCCTTGCACAAGGTCAAGGCTATCAACCGACCCAAAAATTAAAGGTTGAACCTATGACACTTAAAGCATTGGTCAGGGAGCGTATCGAAAAGGGTCTCGATATGCCCTCTGATCTATTTAATGTGTTCGCAGGAAACAGAACTAAAATAACACGAGCATAGGAGGAAAAAATATGTCTCAAGAACAAGTAACAAAGAAACAAGAACCAAAGACCAATAATGCAGTAGCTGAAAAAGTTAATGCAGGTGCGTTATCTGTAAATATGTTTGAAGCAGATGCAAACCAAGGTGTGGAAAATCTAACTCATGAAGATTTAGCATTACCATTCCTAAAAATACTAGGACAATTATCTCCAGAAGTTAATAAAAGAGATGGTAAATATGTTCAAGGTGCTGAACCCGGAATGATTTATAACTCTGTAACTGGAGAATTGTTTGATGGAGAAAAAGGAATTCAAGTCATTCCTTGTCATTACAAATTAGAATATATTGAATGGCAAGATAGAGGCGAAGGTTCTGGTGCTCCAGTAGCAATTCACCCATCATCTAGTGATATACTAACTCAAACAAAAAGAGATGCCTCATACAAAGATAGATTACCTAACGGTAATTATATTGAAAAAACTGCAAGTCATTTTGTAGTTGTTTTAGGTAATAGTCCATCTACAGCTTTAATTGCCATGAAATCAACACAGTTAAAGATTAGTAGAAAATGGAATAGTATGATGGCAAGTATTAAAATGAAAGGCAAAAACGGAATGTTCACTCCAGCATTCTTTAGTCACACATACAATTTGAGAACAACTCAGATGTCTAATGACAAAGGAACTTGGTTTGGATGGGAAGTTAGTAAAGTTGGTCCAGTAGAAGATGCTGCGATATACCAACAAGCTAGATCTTTTGCTGAAAGTATATCTAAAGGTGATGTCAAAGTTAAGCATGGTGAAAGTACAGATAGTACTAAATCAGAAGCTTCTCACTTTTAATTTACCCAATATATCGTGGGCGAGTAATCGCCCACATAAACTAGAGACAGTTTAATAATGGATAATAAAGAAAGAAAATTTATACAAACCTTTACAGGTTTACAAAGAGCATTTGGTACTGCAGATTTAACAAAATTATCAATTGATCCAAGTACAGGAAAAGCTAAACCAGTTTATGGTTGGTCTCATAATGAAATTACTGAAAAAGATTATTTAGATCATTTAAATGGTAGACAATCTATTGGTATTCAACCATGTGATGATAAAGGTATGGCAAAATTTGGTGCCATAGACATTGATGATAAACAACATAGTTATTCTAATTTTCCATATAAAAAATATTTAGATATTATTGCTGAACATAAATTACCTGTTGTTCCAGTTAAATCTAAATCAGGTGGATTACATTTATATTTATTTGTTAAAGAACCAATTAGAGCTGTTGCAATAAGAAATTTTTTAGAGGGATTATTATTTACTTTAAAACTTCCAACTAACATTGAAATATATCCTAAACAAACTGAATTAGGAAAAGACTCAGAAGGTAAATGGAACATGGGTCAGTATATTAATTTACCTTATTATAATAAAACAGAAAGAGTTGCATTTAATTTAGATGGTACAACGTTTACATTTGATCAATTTATAGAAGTTATAGAAGCAAATACTTATAGTGCAGACGAATTAGAAGAGTTTACATTAGAGCATACAAGATCTTTATTAAATGGTGGTGGAGAAGAATTTAATGATGGCCCACCTTGTCTTGCAATATTAACTAAAAATAAATTAAGAGATGGTAGAGATAGATTTTTATATAACTACATGGTGTTTGCTAAAAAGAAATATCCAGATGATTGGGAAAAAATGGTTATTGCAGCACCTGGTAAATATTTTGAACCTGGAGCAAACGGTGTAATCGATTGGACAGAAACTAAAACAAAACAAAAATTAAAGTCTTGGGCTAGAGAAACTAAAGGACATACTTGTAATGAAGATCCAATACAACCAGTGTGTATGAAAGCAGAATGTAGAAAAAGAACTTATGGATATTTATCAGATAAGAAGAGAGTCTTTCCAGCATTATCAGGATTACAAAAGATAACTTATGCTGAACCACAATATACATTCAATGTAACTTTATCAGATGGTCAAACTACAAAAGAAGTTAGAGCAAAAAATATAAAACAAATAATAGAATTAGATAATATAAGAGCAATCATTGGTGCAGCAGCTGATATGATTCCACCAAAAATAAAACAAAATGAATTTCAAGATATATTAGATAATTTATTTCCACCTAAATTAACAACACCACCACCTAAAGGTACTTCAGATGAAGAGTTATTAGAAGAGTATCTATCTAAATATTTACATGGACCTAAAGCTGGAACTTATGCAGCATTTAAAACAGGTGCTGTATTGATAGAAGGTAGTCATGCATATTTTGTTTATTCAAGTTTTTTTGATTCTTTAAAAAATAAAGAATGGAAGATGGATAGAAAAATAACTGCAGAACAAATGACAAAATTATTTGATGCAAAATTTGGTGTGAGTAAACGATTTCCAAAAAAAGATGGGGATACTAATTCTTATAATCCAATCAATGTGACTGTAGTATCATTAGATAAATTTCCAGAATTATTATCTGATGAACAACCTAAACCTGAAATAGTTCAAAGTAAACCTAAGGAGCAAATATTCTAATGATTAAAAAAATATTTGGTCCTCCGGGTACAGGTAAAACAACTACATTATTAAATTTAGTTGATGAATATATTAAAAAAGGAACAGATCTAAATAGAATAGGTTATTTTGCTTTTACTAGAAAAGCAGCTAATGAAGCTAGAGATAGAATGTTAGAAAGAAATCCTGAATTAGATAAAAAAGATTTAAGATATTTTCAAACACTACATTCATTTGCTTTTCATACATTAGGTATGAGTGAAGAATCTGTATTACAACCAGTACATTATGAACAAATAGGTAAGGAATTAAACCTAAGAGTTACAGATACTGGAGATGAGTCTGGTTATTTAAATTTTAATAGTGAGTATTTTAAACTTATTAATAAAGCAAAAGTAAAAAATATCTCTCCTGAAGAAGAATTTAATACAAATGAATGGAGTAATGAAATTGATTATGAAACTTTAGGACATATCTATTTAAATTATAATCATTTTAAAGGTGACAACCTTTATGATTTTAATGACATGATTACAAAGTTTGTAAATGAAAAAGAAAAATGTAAAGAGTTTGATGTAGTATTTATAGATGAAGCTCAAGATTTATCTCCAATACAATGGATGATGTTTGATGTATTAAAAGAAAAATCAAAAGATATTTATTTAGCAGGAGACGACGATCAGGCAATCTTTGCCTGGGCTGGAGCAGATGTTAATAGATTTATAAATGAACCAGCAGAAGAAATAGTATTACCTTATTCAAATCGAGTACCAAAAAACATACAGGATTTAGCTAACGTTATTGTTAGTAGAATAGAAACTAGAAAAGAAAAACAATATTTTCCAAAAAAAGGATCAGCTGGAAATGTTGAATTTATTTATAATATTGAACATATTGATTTAACAAAAGATAATTGGTTAATACTAACTAGAACCACTTATAGATCTGATGAAATATCCAAACAATTAAAATCAAATAATTTATATTTTAAAGATAGGTTTGGCAAGAGTTACAATGTAAGATTATATAAAGCGATACTAAACTTTAGTGAATTATGTAAAGGTAATTCAATTAATCTAGCAGATGCAAAAGAAATACATGAATATTTACCAGACAATCCTTTTTTTAAATTTAAAGAAAATAAACAATATTATAACATGGATGATTTTGGTTATGGTAAAGATGCGCTTTGGTATAATTTATTTACAAGAGCAGACCAGGATGAATGTTTTTATATAAGAACAATGTTATCTAATGGAGATAAGTTATCACAACCTCCAAGAATAGAAGTGTCCACTATTCATGCAGCAAAAGGTGGTGAGTGTGAAAATGTTATTTTAGTATTAGATAACGCTAGAAAAATTAGACAATCTGTAGAAAACAATATTGATAAAGCAGATGAAGAACATAGAGTTTGGTATGTTGGCTCAACTAGAGCCAAAGAAAGCCTATACTTATTAAAACCAAAGAAGGAACGTTATGGTTATTCTTTGTAGTTTTAAACAGAACGGGAAAGAAGGACTGTCTCCATGGAGAGTGGTAGCTTCAAGTCTAACGGCGAAGTTGATTCGGGACCTTCAATTCCCAGGTATTATGTTAGCCCCGTTAAATCAACAACTACCACACAATAAAGGAGAAAACTATGACAAATAAAAAAATGTTTGAGGAATTATTTCCACAAGATAAGCAGATAGGAGGAAATCACTACAAAGATTTTCACATTCAACCTTATGAATTTATTTCTAAGAATGACTTGTCATTCTTTCAAGGTAATGTAATAAAGTATGTGTGCCGTTATATGAATAAAAATGGCATAGAAGATTTAGAAAAAATAATTCATTATTGCGAATTAGAGAAAAAGAAATTGAAAGACATGGATCATGGCAAAAGAAAAAGGTAAAAAATACGACGGTGTATCAAGACCGACTAACGATGTTTATAAAAAACGTTGGGAGGAAATTTTTGGTAAAAAGCAACAAGAAGAATTAGATAAAGAAGATCAAGAATATCTAGATTCATTAAAGGAAAAAATATAATGAAAGTACCTATATTTACAGCACAAACAGAATGGATAGAACCGGAAGAGTTTCCTGACTTAAGATCATATGAAGAGATTGCAGTTGACTTAGAAACAAGAGATCCAAATTTAAAAACAATGGGATCTGGATCCGTTATAGGTGAAGGTGAGGTTGTAGGTATTGCTGTAGCTGTAGCAGGTAGAAAATTTTATTTTCCAATTGCTCATGGATCGGGGAGCAACATGGATAGAAAAAAAGTATTAGCATGGTTTGCTGATACTATGGCATCTCCTTCTATAAAAATATTTCATAATGCTATGTATGACGTATGTTGGATACGTAATTTAGGTATAAAAATCAATGGTTTAATAGTAGATACAATGATTGCAGCAAGTTTAATTGATGAAAATAGATTTGCATATTCTTTAAATGCACTGTCATGGGAATATTTAGGTCATGGTAAAAATGAAGCTGCATTAAATGAAGAGGCAAAATCTAGAGGACTTGATCCAAAAGCAGATATGTGGAAGTTACCACCAATGTATGTTGGAGCTTATGCAGAAAAAGATGCTGAACTAACTTTAGACTTATGGCAAAAATTTAAAACAGAAATTATTCAACAAGATATTGAATCTATTTTTAATTTAGAAACAGACTTATTTCCTTGTCTAGTTGATATGAGATTTAAAGGAGTAAGAGTAGATGGAGAACGGGCTCTATCATTAAAAACACAATTACAGCAGCAAGAAGAAAAGTTATTGCATGAAGTAAAAACTGAAACAGGAATAGATCCTCAAATTTGGGCTGCAAGAAGTATTGCAAAAGTTTTTGATAAACTTGGTTTAGAATATTCAAGAACTGAAAAATCACAGGCACCTTCTTTTACTAAAAATTTTCTTTCTGAACATAGTCATCCTTTGGTTCAGAAAATAGCACAAGCTAGAGAAATTAACAAGGCTCATACAACTTTTATTGATACTATTTTAAGGTTTGAACATAAAGGTAGAATTCACGCTGAGATAAATCAGATAAGATCCGATGCTGGTGGTACTGTAACAGGAAGGTTTAGTTATAACAATCCTAACTTACAGCAACTACCAGCAAGGAACAAGGATCTTGGACCTATGATAAGATCATTATTTTTACCAGAAGAAAATTGTACCTGGGGTTGTTTTGACTATTCACAACAAGAACCAAGGCTAGTGGTACACTATGCAGCACTACATAAATTTCCATCTGTATATGATGTTGTTGATGCATATAATGATAATACGAATACAGACTTCCACCAAACGGTTGCAGAAATGGCTGAGATACCAAGGTCACAAGCGAAAACAATTAACTTAGGATTGTTTTATGGTATGGGTAAAACAAAACTGCAAGCAGAGTTAGGTGTAACAAAAGAAAAAGCAGATGAATTATTTAATCAATATCATGCAAAAGTACCTTTTGTTAAACAACTAATGAACAGTGCATCTAACAGAGCTCAAGCTCAAGGACAAATAAGAACGTTGCTAGGTAGATTATGTAGGTTTCATTTATGGGAACCAAATATGTTTGGTATGCATAAAGCTATGACACATGAAGATGCACTCAAGGAACACGGACCAGGAATTAAAAGAGCTTATACTTACAAAGCTTTAAATAAATTAATTCAAGGTAGTGCTGCAGACATGACTAAAAAAGCTATGATTGATTTATACAAAGAAGGAATAGTAGCTCATATACAAATTCATGATGAATTAGATTTATCTGTAGAATCAAAAGAACATGCAGATAAAATTATTGAAATTATGGAAAATGCTGTTAAGCTAGAAGTACCCAATAAAGTTGATTATGAATCAGGTGAAAACTGGGGAGATATATATGGATGATGATAATATAAGGATAAAAATATGGCCTACCTTAACGCGAATATACCACCTATTTACTGCAAAATTCGTACCGAATATTTGTATGATATGGACATGGATAAAAAAGGAGAGCAAGATTGCGTTATATTCGGTTTGGTATCTATATCGGGACGTGCTCTCTTATTTAACATCATGCTACCCAATGGTGCGTGCTTTTGGCGTTTGCCTATCTCAGCGTTTTTCCAAAAATCGTATGACCGAGCCAATGTGCCGGATATGCAGGCGCACGAACTCCAACTGTGGAACTGTTTCAGTTATTGGCCTAGTGTTACTTGCTTTGATTGGTTGGCTGGTATAGACGGCAAATATCTAGGAAAAGATAAAAAATTCTATCATGGACAATATCTTTTTACAGTTGACTGGGCACATCCAGAGACTAATATACTTAACACAGAACATTCTGAAATTCCTCAAGAGCACAAGTGTGCACATATATTGGCTCTTAATAACGGGAATTATGCAGCTCAGCCTAATAATCGCATTCTGTGGCATGTTAATTCATACACTACTGATAACAGCTGGCCTGACTATAAAGTACAAAACACAGTCTGGGATGTTGAAACTTCGGACTGGGTTACAGAAGATTCTGATAAAATGTTCTATCAAATAGAACCAAAGGAGGACAAATGAGGGATACAAAAACAATTGAAACGTTCTTAAAAAATAAAGAACAAAAAGAAAAACAAATGAATTTGTTTAAAAATTTAAAAAAAGAAGTTGAAACTGGAGCTAATGGTACACAAAAATACGTAATAAAAGAAGGTCCAAATAAAGGTAAGGTGGCCAGTAAATGATTGATAAATTTTTATATAATTTTTTTTCTTATATTGATAATATTTTTTCATTAATAGAAAAATATGCTATTAAGTTAACTGAATATTGTTGGCATAAAAGAGTAAAACTTTTAAACAAGAAGAGAAAAAATGCTAAGAAAATGTAAAACATGTGATCATTCTTGTCATTGTTATGGACAAGGATATAATTTAAATACAAATAAATGTGACAATTGTATTTGTGATGCATGCACATGCAAAAATATATATGTAAAAACACCTAGTAAAAAATCTTGGTGGCAAAAAATTAAAGGTTGGTTATTTTAATGGAGTACGCCAGGATGGATTACAGATTTACAGCAATATTAATTATATTAATGTGCCTTATGGCATTTTTTGGAGGACCAGTAAGATGATAAAAAAATGTAAACAATGTGAAAAAGAATTTCAATCAAAAGACGACCTAGACATTTTCTGTAGTCAAGATTGTAAAGAAGAAGCATTAGCAGAATTAGACTCAGATTCTGATGAGTGTCTATCATGTCAATAAAAATCAACGAGAACACCAGTATCGGTCTTCCGTTAAGGAACTTAATTGGTCTGATCGCAGCCATAATTGTCGGAGCATGGTTTGCTTTCGGTGTTATCGAAAGACTTAATAAACTAGAAACTAAAAATCAGTTGTTTGAAAAAGATTTATTAGAGGCTAGTGTTCAAAAACCAATTGACCAGGAGCAGTTCATGATCCTAGAATGGCAGGCAACACAAATAGAGAAGATGCAAAAAATGTTAGAAGAAAATGTACACACAGGTGTAATGTTAGATTCTCATGAAAAAGAAATTGAGAAATTAAAAAAAGATATTGAAAAATTAAAGGATGCAACAAGAGATATCAAGTTTGCAAATGGTAATGGGGGACATTAATGATAAAATTAGTATTTGCATTATGTTTGTTTATAAATGGAGAACTTGTAGAACACAGAATACAAGATAGTTTATCTACTTGTTTAAAGATGAAAAGAGAAGCAACACGTAATATGGACA